AGCATTAGATGATTATGAGCTATTAGAGTTAATGACTGATGTTGATTCTAATCCTCTTTTGGTTCCTAAAGTTTATGAAAAACTTTTAGGAAAAAAACAAAAAGAAAACTTAATAGAATTTTTAAAGAAAAAAGATGGATATGCTTCTACTGAAAAGATGAGTAAAATTTTAGAAGAAATTTTAAAAAGTAATCAAAAAGTAAAAAACTAGTATTCCTTGCTGGAGTTATAAAAGAACATGAGGATTTAATAATTTGTGATCTTGCTGAAACATATAACATAATAGACTACAAGAAATTGCCACTATCAATAGTGGCAATTTTAGTTTATGGGCTTCGTGAAAATTCAAGATTAAAAATGAAAATTCTTAATTCAAAAATGGAAACTAAAAACTATTTATTAGCAGGAATTTTAGATAGATTAACACTTTTAGTGTATGCAAATACTAAGGATGCACAAAAGGGAAGGAATAAACCTAAAATGTTATTAGATACAATTGAAAAATCTAAAGACAATGTAAGTAGTTTTACTTCCGGTGAGGATTTTGAAAAAGCAAAAGCAAAAATACTAAAAAATATAAAAGAAAAGGAGAGTGATAATAATGAGTGATATTGGTAAAGCATACGTCCAAATTGTTCCGTCTGCAAAAGGGCTTGAAGGAGCAATTAGTGGACAATTAGACGGAGAAGCTTCTAAAGCTGGACAAAGTGCAGGTTCAAGTATAGTTTCTACGTTGAAAAAAGTCTTTATTGCAGCGGGTATTGGTAAAGCTCTATTATCAACTCTTACAGAAGGTGGAAAACTTCAACAATCTTTGGGAGGTATTGAAACACTTTTCAAAGATAATGCAGACAAAGTAAAAGGTTATGCAAAAGAAGCTTATAGATCAACTGGATTATCTGCTAATGCTTATATGGAAAATGTAACAGGCTTTAGTGCGAGTTTATTACAATCTCTAGGTGGAGATACAAAAAAAGCTGCTGAAACTGCAAATATGGCAATGATAGATATGGCAGATAATAGTAATAAAATGGGTACTTCAATGGAAGCAATTCAAAATGCTTATCAAGGCTTTGCTAAACAAAACTATACAATGCTCGATAATTTAAAACTAGGTTATGGTGGAACTAAGAAAGAAATGGAAAGACTTCTTAAAGATGCTCAAAAGATAACAGGTGTTAAATATGATATAAACAACCTAAATGATGTTTACGAAGCAATTCACGTTATACAAGGTGAATTAGACATTACAGGAACAACTGCAAAAGAAGCATCAACAACTCTTAGCGGTTCTTTTAATGCTATGAAAGCATCCTTCCAGGATGTTTTAGGTGCTTTAGCTTTAGGAGAAGGCTTAAGACCAGCCTTAGAAGGTTTAGCAAGCACTGTTAGTACTTTTCTGTTTGGAAACTTATTTCCAATGATAGGAAATATTTTATCACAATTACCAGGACTCTTAATAACTTTTATTCAAATTGCTTTACCACAATTTATACAAATGGGTACTGATATGGTTAATTCATTAATTAGTGGGTTTGACTTTGGTATGGAAGGATTTTGGGCTAATTTTAGCGAAATGATAAATGTGCTTTTAACAGATTATTTACCACAGTTTTTAGAAACTGGTGTTCAATTGATAACTGAATTAGTAAATGGTCTTTTAACTGCAATTCCAGATGTAATAACTGGTATGGGAGAGATTATAAATAGCATAATGATTGTGGCAATGGATGCTATACCTCAATTATTACAAGCAGGATATGATTTAATTAAGAATATGGCTCAAGGTATATTTAATAATATGCCAGCAATAACAAAGAGTATGGTTGATGTTTTAGATAAATTATTAAAAACAATACTAGAAAAATATCCAGAGTATTTACAAAAAGGTTGGGAAATAATTGCAAAAATGGCTCTTGGTATTTGGAATAATTTACCGCAAATTATATCAACTTTGACTAATCTATTATTAGCTCTAATTAGAAAAATAGGGGAATATTTACCACAATTTTTACAAAAAGGTATTGAATTAATTGGTAAATTGCTTGTAGGTATAGTTCAAAAAGCACCAGAAGTGATTGCAAAAATACCTTCAATAATTTTACAAATTCTATCTTCAATAGGAAAATTTGTTTCGCAATTTGTTTCAATGGGGGGTCAACTTCTAATGGGACTTGCAAAAGGTATTGCAGGAGCAGTTGGGAATGTTATAAAATCTGCAATAGATGCTTGTAAGAATGTTGTAAACAAAGTTAAAGCATTCTTTGGTATTCACTCTCCATCAAGACTTTTTGCAGAAATAGGGGAGTTCTTAGACTTAGGACTTGCTGAAGGTATTGAAGACAATATTAAACCTGTTCAAAATGCAATGGAAGAAGTAGCGAAAGAAACTCAAAGAAGTTTCACAAGTGAATTAAATCATAATATAGTAAATACAAAACCACAATCAATGTTTGAAAAAGTAAATGGAGAAAATGCTTTAATAACAAATTCAGATATAGATAGTAAGACACCTGTTGAATTAATATTGCATTTAGGGAACAATGTTTTTAAAACATTTGTTGAAGATATAACAAAAGTTCAAGACGAAAAAATCGAACTTAATTTAGCATATTAGGAGGTAGTATGGGATATAAATTAATATTTAATAATATAAACTTAGATGATACAATAGCAGACTATACTACAATTGATGTTAAAGGAAGAGGGCTTTTTGTAAGGAATATCAATTCAATATCAATCTCCGGAAGAGATGGAGAATATATAACAGAAAGCAAATATTCTGGAAGAAAAGTAATAGTTGATTTTCTTATAAACTCTAAAAATCATTTAGAATTTTTTAAAACAATGCAAAAGTTAAATAATAGCATAAATTCTGATAAAGATGTTATTTTTAAAGTAACAGATGAAGAGGGATATAGACTAGGTAGAGTTACAGAAGTTACAGATCCTGCACTTAATAAAGGTGTAGGGTCTTTTACTATATTCTGTCAAGATCCATTTGCTTTTGGAGAAAAATTAACAGTAGATAAGACTATAAAATCAAAATATAGTCTTGATGTTAAGATAGAAAATATAACTGCAAAAATAACAAATGGAACTAATAAAGTTATCTTAAAAAACGAAACAAAAGGAACAAAAATTATTCTAAATGGGAATTTTACTAAGGATGATATTTTAGAAATATCAAAGGATAAAATACTTTTAAATAAGAAAGATATAAAAAGCTATTTAGACTTTGTAGAAAGTGATTATCACGATTTTAAACTTTTTGATAATAATGTTGTAACAATAACAAATGCAACTAACTTAAAAATAGAGTACAGAGAAAGGTGGTATTAATGAAATCAGGAATATTTTTATTTAATAATAAACAAGAATTAATAGACACTATTTCTCCGGAAGACTTAACAGAAAACACTCAAGAAATTGAATTAAATGGACTTATAACAGCTACTGCAATTACAAAATATAATAAGGAAATTGAAAAAGCAGAATATTTTGGAGTAAAAGAATTAAACAATTTTTGGCTTTATAAAATCAGAAAAAATATTAAAGAAAATGGAATGATAACCCTACAAGGTATTCATATACTCTTTGATGATTTAAAAGGTCAAGTCTTAAGAGATATAAGACCTACAAAGGTTACTGCTGCAGAGGCATTTAATAAAATTTTAGAAAATAGCACTTGGAAGGTTGGAGTTAGTAAATCAACAACAACTTCAAGTGCTAATTTTTATTACAAATCTGTACTATCATCTTTTTCAGAAGCATTAAAAAAATGGGATTGTGAATTTATTCCACATATAGAATTTCAAAATGGAAAAATCATTTCAAAAACTATAAATCTATACGACAAAATTTCAAATGATAATGGAAAATGGTTTGAATATGGAGATGAACTTTTAACAGTTGTTGCTGAAACCGATAAAGATATTTACACAGCTTATATTGGACTTGGCAAAGGGGAGCAAACTGAAAAAGGTGGTTATGGAAGAAAAATAAAGTTTGATGGTGTTATTTGGGAAAAAGCAAAAGGAAAGCCGGTTGATAAACCTGTTGGGCAGGATTTTGTCGAAATAAAAGAAGCTAGTAAACTTTGGGGATATCCTGATGGAACACCAAAAGTAGGGATTGTGGAATTTTCTGATGTAGAAGATAGAGAAGAACTTTTAAATAAAACGTATCTATATGCAAAAGAAAACTGTCGACCTAAATTACAGCTAAAATCAACAGTTATATCTCAAGGACTTGTTGAAATTGGAGAAACCTGTACAATTATTAGAAATGATCTAAACATTAGATATAAAACAAGAATATTTAAAATCAAAAAGAATTTTTTAAACTCGGATTTGATAAGTTTTGAGTTTGGAGATAAGGTTGTTTTATCTGCATCCGATAGAATAAAAAGCGATAACGAAAAAGAAGAAAAAAAACAACAGGAATTAGAAAGTAGAATGGAAAGCTTTCTAAAAAATATTACAAATTTCTATTTTAATGAAGACGGATATAACTATGAACTGAAAGCAAATAATAAGTATAAATTACCAGCAGGTTATTATTCTTTTGATAAACCTATTGAAGAAAATCCAACTAAAGTTGTATATATGGGAGCTGGAAAAATCCTAATTGCAGACAGTAAAAAAACTAATGGAGAGTGGAAATGGCGAACAGCTATAACTCCACAAGGAATAGCTGGAGAAGAAATAGTTGCAAATTCTATAACGGCAAATAAACTCTCTGCTGATGTTGGGCAGAGTTTAGACTTAAGTTCAAATGAGAGTATAAATAATATTGTAAAAAAATCAGTAACAAGCGAAGTATCAAAAGTAAAGGTTGGGGCAAGAAACTTGCTACCAAACAGCTACTTTTTTGACAAATCAAAATGGCATACTTTCGGGGCAAAAAGTATAGAGTACAATAAACTAAATGATATTGAAGAGTGGGGCGACTGCGAAAGTATAAAATTTGTTGAAAGAAATACAGATACAAATAGTAACATACTAGGTTTTTATCTTTTTGAAAATTTAAAATTACAAAATAAAGACTATGTTTTTAGTTTTGATTGTATAAACTTTTCGGACTTTGATTTAAAATTTTTCTTAAATGACTATACTGCAGAAGTAAAAGAAACAGTAAAAAGTAAAGAGCAAAAAAGAGTTGCTTTAAAATCTAAAGATGTAAAAAAACTTTTTATTGAAGTTTTAGAAAATAGTCAAGAGCCAATTTTTTCTATAAAAAAATTAAAGATTGAAGAGGGAACAATTGCAACAACATGGGTTCCTGCTTTAGAAGATACTGAAAAAGAAAATGAAAAATTAAAACAAGAAATTTTAAATTTAACTACTACTAACTCAGAACTTGCGAAGCAACTTAACAATTTAGAACTCAATAATTTAAAATTAAAAGAATTTATTAAGTCAAGCATAAAACAAACTCACGATTCTATAACTTTTGATTTTGATAAATTTAAAGAAATTTATCAAAATGATAAAAGTGTTTTTGAAGGAAAGTTCGATGATATATCAAGCTATATAAGATTTGACATTGAAGGAATGGAAATGGGAAAAAAGGATGGAGAATTTAAAATGAGATTATCCCCTAAAAAACAATCTTTCTTTTTAAAAGAGGCAGAAGTTGCATATTTTTCAAATGAAGAATTATATATCACAAATGCAAGAATTTTAAGAAGTATAAGAATAGGAAATTTCGCTTTTGTTCCTAGAGAAAACGGGAATCTTTCTTTTAGAAAGGTGGTGGAATAGATGGCTTTATCAGGAAACTTTTCAGGAAGTTATAGAGGTTATACTCTTAGAACTGAATGGAAAGCCACACAAAATACAAACGAAAATTATAGCGATTTAGAAATAACACTTCATTTAGATTGTCAGAGTGGATATAACCTATATATAGGTCAAAGAACACATACTGTAAACATTGCTGGTACTGAATATAGTATTACATCATCAAGTATAAGTACAAATGGTGGGAGTTCAATTACACTTGGTAGTATAAGTAAAAGATTATATCATAATAATGATGGTACTTTAGATGTATGGATATCTAGTTATTGTAATTTAAGTGCTAGGATAAGGGGAACTTATGTAAGTGGATTTAGTGGGGGTTCTGATACTATAACTCTTGATAAAATACCTCGAATGTCAACTATAAGGGATAACATGAAAGGTTCAAGAGTTTTAGGCACAGAGCATACAATTCAAATTGAAAAGCAACTTTCAGGGAATGTAACCCATGACGTGTGGTATGTAATTCGTGGAGATAAAGGAAGTAGTCAATGGCATTATATTGCACAAAAAACAAGTGACTTAGACTTAACTTTTATACCAACTGAAGAGCATGTAGACTTACAGCCAAACAGTTCAACAATATTTATGGATATAGGGTGTAAAACATACAAAGACGGAGAGCAAATTGGGGAAACCACTTATAATTCAGGCTGGTATATGAAAGTGCCATCAAAATACTGTCCTGATATTTTGAATATAGATATTTCAGATATCAATTCAAAATCAAAAGCATTAGGAGCTTATGTACAAAACCATTCAAAATTAAAAGTTGTAACAAATGCAAAAGGACTTGCAGGAGCTACTATAAAAGAAATAAGTGTTTCTGTTG